GGCTGCGGTATTTTGTACCTCATTTCGGTATTTAGTTACCTTGGGGTTAGGGATTTGTCCCGAGTAGCTGAGCCAGCTCAGTTCTGGGTGCCGGCTTTGTTGCCGGTATTTAGATCTGGGTGTTAATCTTAGTCATCGGTCTGTTCTACCGTACAGTGGGAGTCTGTTATGTAACTCTCCCATCCACTATGCAGGATTGTATGCACTGACTCAGCCTTTTCGGTTGAGAGGATGGTGGCCTATATCCACCTGACGTTGGGTCCAAAGTGACCCTTACCCAAATTTTTGAGAAATCACCATGGCTACAACAATATTGAACACAGATAATTCACCTCGTTTGAGCTCTGATGGATCTGTATTGTTGCCTGTGTTGTTGGTTGTGTTCTTGGTTTGGGTGGTGGTGCGGAGTTGCCACAGTCGGAGTTGGGATGCGCGTGCTCGTGGTGAGATACGTGCATTTGATTCTGAGTGTGATGACCTTGTTGAGTTGATTGATGTGGGCCGGGCGGCCGATGGCATTGTCGCCGGCGTTGAGGTTCCAGGGAGTTATAGGATTAGGTTCCGCTCTGTTAGGATGCAACGTATGGCGTGTGCTTTGGCCAACTCCGCCTATCTTCAGTTTGGGTATCGTCCTAAATCTGAAGCTAATAGTTTGATCACTCGGAAGTTTATGCGGGATGAGCTTTCTAAGTTCAAGGACTTGCGCGTTCGGGATTCTCTTGTAGTTATTGATAGGGCTTTGACTTTGAGCTTTTTGCCCTCTGAGATGTACAAGGAGATGCAGTGTGTTTCTGACACACGTGTGTTCCGATCGCGTGAGTCCCTTGATTCGTGGTGGAGACGCTGGTTGCCTTTTGGTGGCCAGCGCCCCGCACCAACTTAGTGGTGCCCAGTCGAGGTACGTGGGGTTGGTTGCGATGTTAGTCGTGCTCCTGACCACCCCCGTTTGCGCGTACAACGATATTGGGGCACCGTTAAACCAAGGAGGATGATACGTGTGTCGGGAGTCTCTCCCCCGATAGTCCTTCAGGCTTTTAATAATAGTATAAACACGTTGGAGAGGGCTGTTAAGGAGCGGGTCTTTTATGTACAGGATAAAGGGCAGTTTGTTCCTCCCCCTCGACCTGAAACTGGTGTTTTTGCGGCTCGTCTTTTTGATACGCTGCAGCAGCTTCGTGGCTTTCTGCCGCGTGCCGCCCCGTTGACTAGGTATCAGTTTGTTGAAACCTTCCGTGGCCGCAAGCGTAGGATATACGAAGCTGCGTACAGTTCGCTCTTGGGTAGGAGTGTTACTGTAAAGGACGCTGAGATTAAGGTGTTCACCAAGTTTGAGAAGGTTGACTTTTCAAGTAAGGTGGATCCAGTACCCCGGGTTGTGAGTCCTCGCAGCACGCGGTATAATATAGAGGTGGGCCGGTATTTGCGGCCCATTGAGGAGAGGATATTCAAGTCTTTGGCTTGTTTATTTGGGCATGTTACTGTCTTTAAAGGTATGAATGCTTTGAGGAGTGGGCGGTTGATGCGGGAGAAATGGGATATGTTTGTCAATCCTGTTGCTGTTGGCCTGGATGCGAAGCGGTTTGACCAACATGTGTCTGTTGATGCTTTGAGGTGGGAGCACTCTGTTTATGTTGAGTGTTTTCCTTTGGCTAAGTACAAAACTCGTTTGCGGGCTTTGTTGCGTCAGCAGTTGCGCAATGTTTGTAAGGGCTTTGTTCCTGATGGTAAACTGTCTTATGTGACTGATGGTGGGCGTATGAGTGGTGATATGAACACTTCTTTAGGCAATTGTTTGCTTATGTGTTCTATGTTGCATGCTTATGCCCAGTCTATCGGTGTCCGCATTCAGTTGGCCAACAATGGTGATGATTGTGTTGTTTTTATGGAGCAGCGCGGTCTGGCTCGATTTATCGATGGGTTGGATGCATGGTTTCTTGATATGGGTTTTTCCATGTCTGTGAGTAAGCCGTGCTTTAACTTTGAAGAGGTTGAGTTTTGCCAAACACATCCTGTTTTTGTTGGACCTTCCGCTGGGGATTACCTCATGGTTCGTAACCCTCGGACTGCTATTGCTAAGGATACCATGTGTATTCATGGTTATCAGAGCGATGGCGTCTTCCTCGGTTGGCTTTGGGCCATCGGGGTTGGAGGGTTGTCCATGACTGGTGGTATCCCCATCTTCCAGGATTTTTATCGGTCATTTATGATGTCTGGTAAATATAAGAAGTCTGTTTTTACTGACTTGTCCTGGGGGGTGCGTTCACTTATGCAAGGCATGGAGAGGGGTTATGCCCCTGTGGAGCCTCTAACCAGAGCCAGTTTTTATTGGGCTTTTGGTGTCACGCCTGATGAGCAGTTGGTCTTGGAGGGTTTCTACAGATCTGCTAGTGTTAGCACTCGGTTTATGCCTAGTGTTTTGTTCCAGCCTAGCATGCCACTGTAGCGAGTAGCGACGTTATCGCATGGGGTCTTCTTGTTTAAAAGCCCAAAACGTTTCCTTAGGGTGTAAATAATTACGTGCTATCCAGAATGCCGAACGACTGCACGGCGCTGCCCTAGTGGTACAAGAAGATGAACAGTCTCTGTTGAGGTCAGGGATCCCATACAACCTCGTGATGCAGTTTGCGTTATTTTATTTTGGGATATATTTGTGTATAATATTTAGATATCTTTCGTGTTATGGCTCGTTCTCGAGTAAGGCGTAATCGTCGTCGTCGTGGAGCTAGCACGTCTCGTGCCAGTTCCCGATCCCGGCGGGTGGTGTTTCAGGGGCCTCAGACGCCTCGCACTGCTCGACCTTCTCAGGATGTTGTTTTATTCAAACCCCGTGGTGCTTTTAATCGGAGCCTTGCTGCTCCTGGTGACCTCAATTCTCGTAACGACCCCACAACGGCTGATGGTCGTTTTGATGGCCGGTTTCGCTCTAAGCGTTCTCGTGGTGCTTCGCGCCGTTCGAGAACCGGGGCCATACCGGCTTTACCGGCGCTTATTGCTGGCTATGTGGACCCTTGGTCCGTAGATGCTGATGACGTTCGATATCCGGACGATTATCAGGGTCTTTCTGGGACCTGGTCCACTGTGTTGGAGATTCCCATTACTACTGCGCCTGCCACTGGAACTTTTACTGATGCTAATATGGTAGCAGTTGTTCCGGCGCCTGGCAGTGCGTTGTATTTGATTACACCTGACCCTTCTAATATGATTGTGCAAGGTATTGCTGGTACTCCTGGTACTGGTGTTTTTGCGGGCCAACCTAATACTTTTAATTGGCCTAATGGTATTTTGTTCACTGCTGCTAAGGATTCGCTTAATGCGTTTGGTCCTGGTAGTGGTGTGATTAATATCGATAACCCTGTTACTAATATCAGCTTTTTGCGCTCTGCTTTTAGAGCTGCTAGGCTTGTCAGTGGTGGTATACGGGCATCTACAACGCTTAATTTTTCCACTGTTAGTGGTGTCATTCATGTGGCTCCCATTTATGTGGATACCAGTGATATGTCCAATGCTGCACCCGGGCAGCAGAACCCAGCAAATCCCACCCTTACTGAACTTGCTAATGGTTGGCAAGTTGCGCTACCTTCCAATTTGTCTGATATTATCAATTTACCTGGGTACTGTGAGTACCCCTTCAGTTCTACTGAAGCTAATGAGGTTGTTGGTTTGTTTCGACGTTATGGACAGGAAGCTTTAAACTTTAAACCTACTAGTTCAGCTTGGGGGTTGGATGACCATGCTAGTGGTGGGCTTGCCACTCGTACTGGTGTTTCCAGTATGAATGGCTATGGCCATTATTGCTTGTTGGTTTATGTCCAGGGAGTGCTTACTTCTACCGGCGGTGCGACTCCCGCTGGGACGTCCATTGGGCAGCTGGAAATTAAGTGTCATTACGAATGTCAGCCTAACCCATCTTCCTTTGCATTGTCTCTCAACACTGGCGTTTTTGGGGTGTTTTCAGCGGCGTCGGGTCTTTGTTCCCAGGCGCCGCCGTCTCAGCCATTGTTGATGGCGGCAGCAGATAATCTGTGTGCTCATGTGCCTCCTGTTCGCCAGGTTGATGATTCTGGCATCGAGGAGTTGGGGTTTGTTGAGGAAGTTGTTCGTTTGTGGTCTGGCGCCACTCGTATTGCATCTAGCGTAGTGTCTGCAGTTTCTACTGTTTCCACTTTGTTAGCCGCGTTTGCTATTTAGACCGCTTCACCTAGGTCTGGTGATTGCTCAACATTGTCGTAGCTTCGACATAGCGGACAAAAATATTTCTGTTTGGTTTTGTTCTTTGGTTTCCTCCACTTGGAAGTAGTTTCC